AGTTCTCTTCTACTGCATACCGGGTGACACCAGAAACCGCCGCAATAGCTGCGTTGATTGATCCAAGTTGCGTAATCGATGGCATGGCCACAGAATAGGCTTGGCGTGCCCTCAGTTGCGAGTCTGCCTCTGTTGGTAGGCCAACGCTTGCCGCTGAGGGATTGGACGCGCTTACCCACCCCGCCGTAGTGCCACTGGATATTGTGTTGATGCTTCCCGCTTGCGCCTGGATTGCGCCGGCTGTCTCGCAAGTTGCCCCGACTATCACACTTCCACCGCTCGGGATGGTGATCGGTGATGCCAAATCCCAGATGTACCCCTGTGTATCCGTAACGGTTCCATTCGTAATGACCGTTCCATAGACGCCAGTGATCGTTACCGGAGCAGTTGAGTACGAAGCAGCCAACCGCGCCAACCCGTTCATCTTCACAATGCTATCAAGGTCTGCACCAACTGCGGTGATTGGCGAACGCGCATTGTAGGCAAGTTGACTTCCAAGATTCGTGTCGTAAATTTTCAGTGCGAATATCGAAAGTTCTTGGTACTTCGCTGTATCTGTACCAATATAAACAACTTGCGGGTAAATTGCCTGATAGTTGCTGATGAGGTCAGAGAGGGTATCAGCGTAGCTTGGAATGACTAGTCCGGCAGTCGGAGATATGTACGGTGCCGTATAGCTCATGCATTCACCTGGGCGCTCGAACCGGGCGCATTCGTTATCACAATATTACCAAACGCGGAACTGACAACTGCGCTGAACGTGCTGGCCATCGTTGCGCTGTTGAATTCAAAGCTAAAATCCACGATTTGCAGCACATACGGGCATGAAAGAATAGTCTGCTGGATGATGAGCATGACGCCAGCCTGATCGGTCGGAGAACCTGATGCGCCGATGAGTGATTGGAATAGCGGGAAGCCAATAGTCAAGTTCTCCCACCATTCTGACAATAAAAGGCGCAAGGTTGTATAAATGATTTGAGCAACGGCGTCGAGATCAGCAATGAACACAGGCCCATTCGGTCCCTCGATGGGATCGTTGTTAGCGTCGTTCTGTTGTACAAGGATCGTAGGCGTTGTACTCATTCTACTGGGCCTCTAATATCGATGTTACGGCATCGCTCGGTGGAAGTGGACCAGCGTACCCTTCTGATTGTAGAAATGGAAGAATGCTCGCATTCCAATAGTCAAGGAAATTCTTGCTCATCAGTGGAAGTGCCGTTCCCCCACTCGCTAAAACCTTAGTTGCCGGGGCTGTGACCGTCACTCCCGCCTCTGCTACGTCCACGATGACCGTTCCATCATCAGAACGCAACTGGGCGCTTGTAGTGGAGTAGTTGGCGAGTACGCGGGTTTGGTTGCGCAGCCCGAAATGGGCCTTGGCGTCTCCGATGTCGTGCCGGTAGAGCTTGCCATCTGGCTGCTTCTGCACCCCGCCCGACTGCCACCACATATCGAAGGCCATGTCGGAGAATACGAGGTCGCACTCGTCTCCTGGTTTGATCGGGAACGTGAGCGAGAAACCGCCGCCCATCGGAAGCACAATCGGAACATCGTCAAGAATCGGCAGCGTCACTTGCGTTGGAACAGCCTTCACGCGAATCTGCTCTTTGATGGCCGGCTGAACTGATACGACCTGCCGAACCGCATCGAAGGAAACCACAATAGCCGGAATCGACACGCGCAAGTCGCACTCGAACTGATGGAGAGCCTGAGTGATGGGCGCGGATTCAACCGAAAGCCGGTGCTGGATTGGAACGAGGCCAACGTTAGTTGTTCCCATAAGGCGCTCTCCTGTCCAGTGATGGTCCGTTTGGATTCGTGGCATCGTAGATGTAGGCTGCGCGTCCGCCAACACTCGTAAAGGCCGTAATCTCAGTCTCCCACTGATTGCCCCGACTGTCGCCGCGATATTGCAATCCATTGACCAGATAGTTACCGTTAGGGTCAAGAATCGGACGATACCCTGGCGGAGTGAATTGAAGTTGCCGAATGATTGAACTGGAGATGTTGATCTGCATGGGCGGAACGCTAACGCGCAGTCGCGGGTCAAGCGTCACCACTAGATTCACACCGTCCTGCGTTTGCTGTGGCACCCCAAGAATGCCCGTTGTTGGCGTGTAGGTTATCGTGGTCACTGCGCCAGGATCAGCCATCGTGCTGATTGCAATTCCATTCGATCCGTACCACGATTGCAGATTGTTTGCCGCCGCCACATCGTCAATGAATTTGTGAGGGTCGCCGAAGAACGGACGGGCGCGGGGAAGCTGAGTTTGCGGAAGCGCCTGCAATGCGTCCTGTGATCCGGGGTCGATGGGAATAGGCACCTGGGCACCCGCGCACATCTTCGCCACCAGCGCCGATTGCGTCATGTTGGCATTGCCCCTAAACTGCGCAAAGTTCCCAATTGTTTCTTCAAGGCCGGTGTAGCACATCAGCGTAACCTTGGAATCGATCACTTCAGGCCGCTCATACATGGTCTGGTAGACAGTGCCAGCGAAGATCACGCCAAACGGGCCAGCCTGGTAACCGGCACTAAGTTCAACCGTGGAACCTTGTCCGTAGATGAACTTTTGTGCCTGATCCGCGCTCAAATTATAGAGTTCAATCTTGGCAGTCCAGAACGTTGCATGAGAGGAATAGCCGAGGATGTTTACCTCAAATGATATCTTCATCGTCTCGGGAGTCCACGCCACCTCAGAGAGCGTATACGTCTGCGATCCCCCAGTTGCATCGGGCGGCGTGGTTACGACCAGCTTCCATGCCTGCCCAAAGTTGGCGATCTGCGAGACGTTCTGGGCTTTAGTGCTCATGCGGTATTATCCACAAGAAGAAGGAAATTCGATCCTAATTCACTGGCGTTAGGGTAGTCATCGGGAACCTGCCCTAAGTTGATAACGTACCAGCTTCCAATCCCCAGATAACCCTGCTGACAAAGTAGATTAGCGGCGGGCCAGCTTCCGGTGATGAGCGGAATACTCGACAAGAGCAGCACTCCAGAAGCGTTATAAATGCTCATCAGCCAATACTGAGCCATCTCACTGAAAGTGATGAACAGCGTAAGACGCACAACAGCCCCATCTATATTCAGCGCCACATTGAGCGTCTGATTCGGTGCGTTCGTCAATGGGATGATTTGCGCCATTAGATCACACCGCCCACGTTGTTGCTCGACCAGTTCCCCGCCCCCTGCAAAATTGCATGAATCGAATCCTGCGAAAGAGTTGGCTCGCCATTCTGCCTAATTACCCCAGGTGGAACTGCGCTCGTTCCGGTCTGGCCGATGGCAGTGGAGTCAGTTGTTTGCGGGCGGGCGCTGGTAACCGAGGTCGCCACGCTGAAAAGGTTGATCTGCTGAAACTCTACGGTCGCTCGAAGTCCATACCGAGTGCGCACCGTATCGTCAGGCAGCACGTTGAGGATGAACATATTCTGGTAGGTCTTCAGCCGAGTCGTCACCTGAAGTGGAACCCGCGCATCCCGCAGAGCGCAAAGCGTATTGAAGCAAGCAATCGACTTGGACGAATTCCCCACCCATTGACCTGATGCGTATGCCGGTAGAACGTCGGTCATCAGAATATCGAGAGAAAGATGCGCCGGGTCCAAAACGATGTGATCCGTGAAGTTGGCATTGTCCTGAATCGGGTGCATCGTGGGCCGCGCCTGCTGCGAGTGTGAGGCCCGCATTACCGCATCGAATACGAGCATCTGCGGAGCGGCAGTAGACGATGTTTCCGATGATCCTGTGACGCTTGCAGTGTTCGACGTAGACTGCGATCCTTGCGTTTGCGCGGCTGCTATAGCCCCAGCATAGGAAGCAGGAACAGTGAGCATGGTTAGGGCAGGCTGGGACCATTGCGGAGGTCTGAACTGCACGTCAAGTCCAGAAACGGAACTCGCGATAGAACTATTCCGTGCCGATTGCGCTGCTGCTTCGGTAGTCGATTGCGCATAGACAATAATTCTCCCAGCGCCCGATATGACCGCTGCACTAGACGCTGGTAAGGAGATTCCGCCCATGCTATTGGTAAGCCCCGCTATGTGCTAGAATGAGCCGCCGTGTGTGTTCAGTCAATCCATCGTCTACTCCCTGCTTTACCGCCTGGGCCGTCTGGTTTGGCGTCATAGCAGAGGCGGGTACGTTTACGATGATCGAACCGACCTGGATACCTGCCGCCGCTTCCACCTTGCGGATGTAGTCCTGACCTTGCGGGGAATACTGACTCTTCGCACCACCGTAATCAGCCAGCGCAGCTTCCACATTACCCTGATGCTGCTGTAGCAGTTGGGCAAGGTAACGCGAACCACCTTCAAGATTCTGCGATGGGTCGTAGGGATTCACACCTAAGCGCCGTGCC